ATATCCGTACTCATTAATAAATCCTTCATAGTTCCATTCCATTGGGATAAAAAGAGAATATAAACCAGATTTTGTTTGTCCATTCTTATTTCTTGAGGTGACGTCTGATGCATTGTATAGTTTTTTAAAGTTACTTCCTCCTTTGTCCAAGGCGTTTGAAGTTGATCCCATCATGCACTTCCCTACTATTCTACTACCTAGTCTTAAACAGGTTTTTGTAACTCTCCAGTTGTTTAATATGTTGTCTGGTCTTTCCCACTTACCGCTTTCATCATGTACTAGTAAGTTAAGCTTTTCACCGTCATAACTATTATCCCCTGTGTTCTTCCAGTCGATAGTAGTATCTAAACCTTTTATTTCTTCAAGCTGTTCGTTAGCTGCTATCTTCTTTCTTGTAAACTTACTAGCTGGCACTCTGTATGCTAACTCAGATTTAGGTCTATCCATACCGTCTTGGACGGGTTTGAAAAAGAACGGGTAGTTTATGCTAATTGGCACTACCTTGTCGGTAAACATTTTCTTTGCGTCTGATCCTGACTTCGATAATATACCGTATCTACTATCACTCGCTAAAGTAGCTAAGTTAACCGATTCAGCCGATGACATGAAAGAAAATCCAGATCTACGGTTTTTAAGGTAACAAATACCGTAGCATCTTTTATCCGCTTTACAAGCTTCCCAAAATATGTAGAACAATCTATTTGCCTCTCTATAATCTGGAGCACCTACATCAATCTTACTCCATTGTAAATACATATAGTGCGTACCAGTTATCCAGGTTGGTTTACCATTATTCGTGAACCAGAACCCCTCCTCTCGTCGTTTAAATTCTTCGTCTATGTAATCGTACCATTTTTCTTTATTGTTTTCCGGATAACTCCTCCAATCGAATATGTTCTTGATCCTCTCGAGCTCTTTAGGATACTCCTGTTTAACCCATTTGTTTTTCGGATGCTTATATACTTCTTTAGGTGGTTTTGGTAGCGCTATAATTAAATTTTGTATTTCTATGATTTCACCTATAACTCCACTGTGAGATAACACAATTAAATCGTGTTCTTTGTTGTAACCGTATTTCCACTTTTTACCTCTGTTCATTCTGGTAATAGTGGTTTTTTTTATCGGCTCAACTATATTAACTAAACTTTGACTGTACATTATTTAGATCTACCTTCCGCGAATCCTTTAAAGATTTTTTTCTCTGCCTCTTCAGGTGTTTTACCCTCAAGCAAGTTTTCTTCTTCTTCAATTCTGTTAAGTATTTCAAATGCGTCAAATATAGCTAGTTTTTTAGTAGCTGCGGCATTCTTTAGTCTATCGGCGGTAATGTCTTCTCCAGAATCAACTATAGCTTCTTTGGCTACTTTGATTAACTCCTCCACCGCTTTGTGCCCAGCTTGGATTATACTCTTCTTCGTTTCCTTGGTATTCATATTTAATTGTAATAAATTGTGTCATAACTCTATATAGTCTCTGGCCATCAACTATAAACTCATATGTTGAAAAAGGCGTAAAGCCCACTAAATCTCCTTTGCTATACACGCCATCAGTATGCTTAACAATACCTATACAAGACTCTTCTTCATTAACACCAAAGCTAGTTCTGTCTTTGATTGGCTGTACAAAGCAATATCCTTTAGGAGCTTTCCACTCACCATCTCTTTTGTATAAGTAGACTTGGTCTTCTTTTACAAAGTAAGTGTTTTCGTCAAAATAACTTCTACTATTCTTTTCTTCTCCTCTAACATCTAACCAACGTCTAAATATATTGTGATGTGTTATAATAGTATCTCCTGGTTTTATTTCTGTTTTAAAGGCTGTAGGAACTGATTTAACAATAGCTTCTCTATTTACAAACTCGTGGTTATACATTTCAGTATTTAATATAAGATCTTTGTCACCAACTTTAGTAGTATTGTTGTATCTGTTTCCCTTTGGCTCTATAACAAAGTCAAAAGGCGCTTTCATTAGTATTCTAAGTTATATTCTATAGATATTGCCATGTTTTTATTGAAGTCTTTCCAGGGTAGAACATCTTTATTCTTTTTAATATATATAGAGTATTTATTCTTCTCTTCTAATATATCGCAAATAATATGCCCACCATATACTTCTTGTCCTACAGCATAATGCATAGCGTCGTTTTTATAATCTTTACCTATGGTAATCTTTCTAATCAGTTTTGACATCTTCCTTTGGATGATTTATAGTACCGTCTTGGATGTTAATATCAGCTGTACCATAAGTTTTTTCAAACTCAACTTGCATTGCGCCTAACTTTTCTTGTAGCATAGATACATGATGTAACAAACTATGTTTCTTTGTTTCTATAGAACCAATTTCTATTTGAGCTCTATTCATATCGTTAACTACTGATTGTACTTGATTTAATTCTTCGTTTGAAATTTTCTCAGGTTTTTCCTTCTTTAATTCTTTGATTTTCTTTGTTGTGTTTTTTGCCATTTTATTTAATTTAAGTTAATTTAATTTGTTTTATCCTTCAAATCCTAGTTTAATTCTAATTGGGTTTGCGTTTAATAGTTCATCGTCATCAGTTATATCTACAGTTGTATTAGCTTCGGAAAACGTTAGTTTAAGAGTCTCTACTTTAGTTAAAGTACCAGGAATTGGAGTGTCTAGATCTACTACATAAACTTGATCACCCACGCTAAATAATTTTGTAGCATCAACCCCATCAACAACTACTTCTGTAGCTTGAGCAGTGGAAGCATCAACTGCTCCGTTAGCTAAAACAGCTGTTCCGTAAGCTCTAGCTGCCGTTTGGAACGCAGCTACATATAAAGTATCGTAACCAACATTTGTACCGCTTTTTGGTTCTAAATCTACCACAAAGGGTTGTGCACCAACTTCATTTGTTTGACCTACAGCTCCAGAATGAAACATAACTCCAAAGGTTCCTTTTGTCACTGTTCCTTTTATAACAGCGCTTTCTAATCTAACTGCTCCAACATAGTGGTGTCTAAGCTCTCCACATCCAGTTTGCAAAGCGTTAATATCGCCTAAAGTTGGGGGTGCAACACCATTAACAGATTTCGCAAAGATGAGTTCGTAATCAGCTAGAGATCCAGACCCATAAGCGCCGTCTTCCGCGTTTACATAAGCTACAACGCTTTTTAGCAGACACGATCCTTTTGGTACGTCAACTGCGGTCCAATCAAAAATTATATCACCACCACCAACGTCACCTCCATTGTTATCAGAAACGTCTCCTCCTATACAGTCTGGAACTACGTCTACATTAAAAAATTTTCCCATTTTATTTATTTTTTTGTTTTTTCTAGTGATCTACCACCGAAGTAAGCTCCGATCACGGTTATTAATACTAATTGTAATAGATCTGTCCATTTAGCTTCAACTACAAAGTTAATAGCACCAGCATCGATAAATATCAATAATACTGTTGATATAACTAAGAATATTAAAACTAATGGTCTAACATTTTTACTCAACCAAGAATCTGATTTCATATCAGCATTCCATCTTGATGAGATTTCTTTTTCTAAATTAGTTTGGTATGACGCTACTAATTCTTTAATTTTTTGTTCGGCTTCAAGCTTCTCTTCTTTAGACGTATGTAAGTTATCTATAACTCCACCCACGCCTTCTACAAGATCTTTAACTCCTCCACCTGTAAGCATTCCTAATATGTTCATTTTTTCTTTGGTTTTTCCGATCTTGGGTAACCTGGCATAAGATCACCTGCTCCACCTCCAGTTCCTGAATGTGGCACTGTATTACTGGTACCTTTTTTCCAATACCTATGTACGTAATTGTAATCTGGATCTTCGCTAACTTCAGTTTTCTTAGTTTCAGTTTCAGAAGGAAATCCTGTTTTTTTCTTCTTAAGTAAATCCATAGAAAATTCATCTTTTTGAAACGGCGACTCTGACTTGTTATTAACTCCTGGTAATCCGTTTTTAGCCTTCCAGTAGGCCATATTTTTTATTGGTGATTTCATTTTGTTTTATTTTTGATTTATTCCCAAGGCATTTTTTCCCAAGGAAAGTCTTTGCTTCCTTCTGGTACCCATTCGTTATTGTAAAATATTTTACCGTTCTTTCTATTGTATGTTTCTCCATTCCACTTAATAAAATTATCGTCATACGCTAATTTACCAAGTTTCATATCTGTTTGATGTACCATTTCGTGAATTAATACTTCTCTTTCTTGTTCGCTTCCTGGTTTAACTTTGTGACTTATAAATATAGACCCATCGTTATTTGCTTCACCTAAAATACCTCCTTTAAGATTTTTACGTAATACAGGTGTCCCTGGTACAGATGCATCAGTTTGCTTAAAAGACAATCTTCCTTCTATTTGTCCTTTGTTTAAAGCTGGCGTACGTGATGATCCTAATTTAAATGCCATATTATTCGTCTGTTTTAGATTTATCTGGATACTCCAAGATTTACTGCTTTGACTCCCTTTACCTTTACTTTAGGTCGTTTTATTCCTTGCAATTCATCAGGAATAAATCCTTCCTCGCCCCTCCACCAACTAGTTTCTCTCTGTGGAGTGAAAGTAGTATTAATGTTTGGAGGTACTTCTTTTGCTTCTTCTCTCACCTCTTTGTACTTTTTTTTGTCTTGTTTTATCGGTGAATTTCCAAATCCACTAAATCCATTCATTTTATATCCCATATTATCTGTCTTTATCTTTTATCATATCATCTATAGATTTATTGAAAACCTTATCTGTATATGTTTTATTATTATAAAATACGCTTCTCTCTGATGTTGGTAAATCTTCTTCACCTAACAATACTCTATATATTCTAGATATTAATTGTGAGCATCGAAATGACGTTTTAAATACTGAGTACTTTATTGTCGTTCTGTTTCTATGTCTCCAGGTCTCTATCCAACCTGCTTTT